CCCATACGTAGTGTTTTGTAGTATTTGGCATTTATTTGCCCTTATCGACCATAGCGTCATTTGGGGCACTATTTGTGCCCCTTATGACTACTACGTCGATTTGACATATACTCAAATTGTTTTTATCTAAGTATTGATCGTGCTAAACTAGCGATCCCATTTTGTCTCTCGTAGACGTAAAATAACGAAAAATTTAATGAATATCTAAACGATGGTTAATATTCTCTCTTGAGAATTATAATCCATGTCCTATTAATTTAGGGATTTGGATGGGTTGCCCCCCATCCCTGGCCTTTTGGCCGTTTGCAACTGACTCTTCTTTTGGAAGATGTCGAACTATACCTGGTTTCTAGTTCTAGGCGATTTAATCAATAGTTCATTTTTAGTTCTAGGGTGTTGCAGCCCATTGGAAGAGGTTTTTGCCAATTCCTCACCAACCTCCTTTACAGGAGTATGAACGAACATTTGAATTTGCGAAATAACGTACAGAACTTCAATAATGTGTGTGTGTGTAGGTCGGTACCGTATGGATAAATCCGTAAACCTGATCACATATGCATTGTTGCTTGTAGAAAGCGATATGACACCAAAAATTGAGTAGGGTTAACAAAGTTCCCCGCTCATCAAATAACAATGAAACCACCCTGCATGAAATAAGTATTTAAAAGATCAAAACGAAATTTTAGGTGGTAATATTGGCAAAATGAATTCGAACAACACAAATTTGGATTCAAGTTCCATTAAGGAACAACGACGGGAAACATACCGTCGTAAAACAAAAAATAACAAGAATGCTGCACGACGCCCATTCAAAGACAACAAAGATTGGAAAAATTCCCAACAATGGAAAAATTCTATGAAGTTGTCCCGCATGCCTGGTGATTCTTTTCAAGATGAAGTTTTTGAACCTCATTTTGGAATTGAATACCGCCAAGCTGCATTTTTCATTCGTGATACACTTTCAAAACTTTCTGGCATACCTTGTCCCGATGATGTTATTCAAGAAGTTGAGGGCTTAGCTGCCCTCTTGATTGCTATCACAAAATCTGTTGATATGGTAGGTGTCCTTGCTAATTTGTTCCTTTACATTAGGAATAAATTTGATACCTCCATGTCTGAAATCATTCTAGATTATGTTACGGAGACTTTCAGTCTCGTACCACAATCTGGCACTACCAATCAGGACCCCGAATGGTTGCGATTCATTAAAAATATTCGCACCAATTGGGCATCTTGTAGAGGTAGTGGACTGTTTGACAAATTTAGCAAGATTCTCGGTCTACTTGTAGTTTCTGGTCTAGCACGCGTTTCTGATTTGACTTTTTCGATTGGAAATATGCGTCTCATTGAACCGGATTTGACTCTTTTGACTAAGAATTCTACTGATTTGTTTTCTGCTACTTGTGACATTGTTGTCTTTTTCACCGAGCGATGCTATCATTGTTGGAACGCAGGGTCTTTGCGACCCTTATTTTCAACATCATTGGAATCTGCAGAACTTGAGGTCAAATATAACACTCTTTTGAATTACTGGGATTTGTATCGCAATGGCAATCTTACTAAGATTGCCAATGTTGATGAACATGATTTTCTCTCTGATTTGAATGAGATGGCTGATACCCTCAAGGCTATGATGTCTACATCCAAAGGTATTGATAAGAGATTGTTGGAAGATAAATTCCGGAATATGACCAAGATTATTGGAGCTTTTACGCTCATCAAAGTCAATTCTGGATTTCGCAAATCTCCCTTTTCAATTCAATATTATGGTAAGAGTAAAGTTGGAAAATCCACCATTAGTGAGCAGATTACACATTATTTGTTCACTAGTGCAGGATTATCCACCGAGGATGGTCGTAAGTACACTCATATTTCTGGTAAGAAACATTGGGATGGTGCGAGATCTGATATGTTGGAACTGAAATTGGATGATCATGCCAATACTAAGTCACAATTTGTTGAATCTTCTCCATGTGATGTTATCATTAAAGTATGTAACAATGTCCCTTTTAGTCCGCCTATGGCAGATTTGAATGAAAAGGGTAAGGTTTGGGTCGAACCTCAATTGGTTTCACTCACAACTAATGTACTTGACCTTGATGCTCGCATTTATTCAAACCATCCATATTCTATCCAGAGACGCATGCATTATGTCGTTGAAGTTCGGGTAAAACCGGATTTTGTTCAACGATCTGATGCAAGCAACTTGGGTATTGACACAGCCAAGGTTCTTGAATCTCACACAGTTGATGGTGTTTACAATCCACCTATGTATCATGACGTGTGGGAATTGGATATCAAGAGAGCCATTCCATCTCCAAAAGAGACTGATTCAGGGACTTACGCTATTGTGATTTCTGAAGGAAAGCCCCTGGAGAAAATCTCTATGAGAGAAGCTTGTAACTTCCTGTGTGATGAATTTCATAAACACAGGGAGCAACAACTTCAATTGGAACAGAGCCAGACATCCCATCCCATAGTTGTGAAATGTGGAGTTGATGGTTGTCATCAACTCAGAGGATCTTGTATGAAGCATTTGCAAACCCAATGGGGTAATGAAATTTTCTCACGTTATACTTCGATTTTTACCGGAGTTTGTGGTAATGTGCAAGATAATGCCTCACAGTATTTGGATGTGGCAAGGGAATTTTACAATAATTACACTTTGGTACCATTGATTCCATTCCTTGCTTGTGAATGGTCTCTTTTGAATTGGTTCTCCATTTTGTATTATCGTGACGATCTCATTCGTATGTACAGAAGTTGGTCTTGTGCAGGAATTGTATTCTTTTTGAATTTCCTGACTATTCTAACTGCGTGTTTTCGCGAATCAGTCTATTTTCCATGTGTTTTTACACTTGTTTGTTTAGTGTGGGCATATTTCCAAGTGCGTTTGGTGAATTTTGTTAAATACCGATTCTTCGATGAGTTACGACAAAAGCAGACATTGACACATATCCATTCAGCTTGGCAGAATAATATAGTTCGAGCCACATGTGCAGGTGCATCTGTATTGGGTGCTATGTATATGTTGGCAAAAGCTTACAAAAGTTGGAAAAGTTTGAATCTGCAAGGATCATTGGAACCCTTGACTCAGCAAGATATCGATTTGCGTGATGCGGAGACCAATGTTTGGACTCCTATTGCTAAGCGTGAATTACCTATCACTGATTATTCAGGTCGCATGAGTGTTGATCACCTTAATTGCTGTGTTTCTAAAGCATTGGTTTATGGAACTATACATTTGGATGGACAGAACGGTATGATGAATGGATTGATGGTTTCATCTAATGTGATTGTTGTTCCTGATCATTACTTTTCTGAATTTGGAGATGTTTTGGAGTGTACATTTCGGAAATCGCATCCTGATGCAAGTGGAGGTAAATTTGTCGGAAGACTTTGTAAGAGTGCCTCTTATTTGGTACCAGGGACTGATATCCGCATTTGTTACATACCTACAGGTGGATCCTACAAGAATCTTGTCAATTTCTTTCCCGTTGGTGATATGCCGAGTGTACCTTTTCAGATGCAGTGGCGTAAGCGAGATGGAGAATTGATATTGGCAAAAGGATTGACACAACCTGGTGTTGTTCGTACTGTTAAGTCATTCCCTGGTGGAATGTACAAAAATTTGACGATTAATACCTTTGATGGTTTGTGTGGAGCCACCTTAGTATCTGAAACAAATGGTAGCGTTATCCTAGGTATCCACTTGGGTGGTGCTGCAGGCACTCCTCGTGGTTGCTATGGTAGTATCACTCAACAAGATTTGGCCCGTGCTTTTGAAGCTCTTAGGAGCATTGAGGGTGTGGTTTTATCTGGTGGTGCTGGCAAGTTTGAAACGCAGGTTTTGGGTGTTCAAGTGTTAAAGTCTGATGCTTTGCACAACAAGAGCCCTTTGAACTATTTACCGAATAACTCGCAAGTTGAATATTTTGGATCCTGTCCGGGTAGATCCGTGACGAAGACTAGTGTTCAAGTCACACCTATCAGCGCGCATATCATTGACGTGTGTGGTATACCCAACATTTATCGCGGACCCAAGTTTCATCCTGAATGGTTTGGTTGGCAAGAATGCTTAGCCAATCTAGCTGTTCCAGCGCATCCTTATCCTCATGAGCTTTTGTCACTTGCTATTCGCGATTACAAAGCTCCATTGTTGACTATATTTGCGAAAAGTATGTGGAGATCTGCTCGACCCTTGACTGATCAAGAGAATTTGTGTGGTATTCCTGGACGAAAGTTTATGGATGCCATAAAATTGAATACATCGGTCGGTTTTCCTTTGACAGGTCCGAAACGTGCTTTCGTAACTGAACTTGAACCAACTGATGATTTTCCTAATAATCGAGTTCTTGATGCTATTTTGATGGATGAAATCCGTCGCATCGAGGAATGCTATAAGCGAGGGGAACGAGGATACCCCATTGCTAAAGCATGTAAGAAAGATGAAATATTGACTAAAGACAAATGTCGAATTTTCTATGGGAATGCGTTGTCCCTTACATTTCTTATTCGAAAATATTATCTACCACTTTTGAGAGTTTTGCAAATGAATCCTCTTGTTTCTGAATGTGCTGTTGGTATTAATTCACATGGCCCTGAATGGGAAGAATTTCATCAACATGTAATGCAATTTGGAGAGGATCGTCTTTTTGGAGGTGATTATGGAAAATATGATCAAAAATTACCATCACAGCTGATTTTTGCAGCAATGCGTATCTTAATTGATTGCGCTCGTGTTTGCAAGTATTCTGAAGCTGATATTAGTGCGATGGAAGCAATGACTGGAGATATAGTCTATGCTTACATCGCATATAATGGTGATTTAATTGGTTTAACTGAAGGGACTCACATTAGTGGAAACTCATTGACTGTGATTATCAATGGGATTTGTGGGTCTTTGAATTTGAGATGTTTCTTTTACTCGATGTATCCCGCCAAAACGTTTGAGGAGCGTATGATTTTTAGAGATTATGTTGCAGCAATGACGTATGGTGATGATAACATTGGATCTGTTAGAAGAGATATCGATAAATTCACAATTAAAGGGTGTTCCGAGTTTCTAGCTAAATACGGACAGGTATACACTATGCCTGATAAGGAATCTGATCTTTTAGATTTTCTGCCACCCGATGAATTTGAATTCTTGAAACGCTTCAGTGTGTATCATCCTGCGCTAGGACGACACGTTGGAGCATTGCTCGACAAATCTATCTATAAATCATTACATTGTTTCATGCGTGAAAAGAATGATGTGATGACTAAGGAAGAGGCATGTGCCCAGAACATTGATGGTGCACTTCGAGAATGGTTTAATCATGGTGAGGACAAATTTGAAAAACAACGAACGTTGATGACTGAAGTAGCTAAGCGATCGGGTATCTCACATATGTGCTCAGGTCTGGATGTGTCATATTCAGATCGTGTTGCCGAATGGCAACACAATTATGGCGAAGACGCCGAGCATTAAGTTGCTCACCGTCACTCTGGAGACGTTTAAATCCAGCCCAGTTTCAATACTGATGGTTAGCAAAATTGATGCATGTATATGGATACCGTATGTTCGTAACATTTGATTGTTTTATTAACGAGTGTATAGGCTTTGCATGTAAAAGGGTCCCTAAAGGGGAACGGAAGTGAGCTCACCCTGCTCAATTGTAAATAATCCGTTTTATGGAATCAATTCGTTCCATGATCTGTACATAAAGAATTGGTAACACATGTAAACAAATCACACAATTTATTAACCAAGAACTGCAATCCACTTTTACAGGTGGCCTTGGTGAGAAAGATGCAACAAAATCTGAATCGGAGATTCAGTGCCAGAAGGTGAGATTCGCTCCCCAATCTGGTAATGAGACTACAGGAGATGCCTCCATTAAGAAGGCACCATCTATGAGAACAGAACAAAATATTCATTTCAGGGATCAGAATCCTGCTTATAGTTATGATGTATTGGCTAGCACCGATCCAACAAGAACTTTGCAAGACTCTGATGATGCTGATTTGGGTAATTTCTTTTCCCGACCCATTAAGATTTCAACACAAGAGTGGGCGACTTCGACTGCGTTGGCGTACAATTTTGATCCTTGGTCATTGTATTTCAACAACACTCGTGTCATCAATCGTATTTCAAATTTTAATTTGCTTCGTTGTAAGTTGCATTTGAAAGTTATCATAAATGGGAACGGTTTCCAATATGGACGAGCTATAGTAGCTTATAATCCTTTGGATACTCATGATGATTTTGGTACATTTTCGGCTCTTGTGCCTGCTGATTTAGTTCAGACGTCACAATTGCCGCATGTTTATCTTGATCCAACGACATCCACTGGAGGTGAAATGACATTGCCATTTTTCTTTCATAGGAACTACGTGAATTTACCTAACACAAGTTATGATGAGTTGGGTAGGGTTTACGTACAATCGTTGAATTCATTGAAGCATGCCAATGGAGCTAATGATGTTGTCACGATTTCTATATTTGCCTGGGCTGAGGATGTAAGTTTGAGTGTGCTCACTACTGTTGAGCCTACAACTATCATACCTCAATCAGGTAAAGAATCTGAAGTTGATCAAGCAAATAAGATGGGCATTGTCTCTGGTCCTGCAACAGCAGTTGCAAAGGTGTCTAATGCGATGAGCGTGATTCCAGCGATAGCTCCTTTTGCTCTTGCGACTTCATCAGTTGCAACAGCTCTTGCTGGAGCTGCCAAATCACTTGGATACTGCCGACCAACAGTTACCAAGAATCCTGATCCTTATCGTCCTACACCCACATCACAATTAGCGACAACAAACACTCCTGATACAGCCATTAAATTGACTGTTGATGAAAAACAAGAGTTAACTGTTGATCCTAGAATTGCGGGTATTGGGCCCGATGATCCTATGTCTATTCGTGAGATAGCTAAGCGTGAGAGCTATCTCACTAAATTCACATGGGCTATTGGGACTGCTCCTGAGACTTTGTTATGGAATGCTCGACTTGATCCTGTTACTTGGGCTGAAGATGCAGGACCACCACAATCATTTCATTTTCCAGCTTGTGCAATGGCAGCTTTGCCTTTCAAATACTGGACAGGTACTATGAGATTTCGATTTCAAATTGTTTGTTCAGCCTTTCACAAAGGCCGTTTGAAGTTTGTGTATGATCCAAATTTTCTTGCATCAAACGAGTACAATGTGAACTATTTGGAGGTGATTGATATTGCAGATACACAAGATTTCACTATTGAGATTGGTAATGGACAGAATGATACCCTTCTGGATCATCACCGACCCGGTCTTGATTCAGTGACACAAATGTACTCAACAACTCCGTATGCTTCTACAGAAGAGGGCAATGGTGTTTTGGGAGTTTATATTGTGAATGAGCTTACTACTCCCAATAGCACTGTGAACAATGATATTGAAATTAACGTTTTCGTTTCGATGGGTGATGATTTTGAAGTTTTTGTACCCGATGATCATTTTCAAGCTTTTGTGTTTAAACCTCAATCTGGTATGGAAACGCTTGTACCTGAGAGTCAAGACACAGAAGAACCCTCCGCCCCACAACATTCCAATTCTGATAAGTTGGGTCCTGCGATGCAAGATACAGCTTTAACGAATATGGTATTTACTGGTGAGAGTATTATGTCATTTCGTCAAATTCTTAAGCGTTACAATTTGTGGAGAAGAGAATCTTATGCGACATCTGGTCTCTTTTTGAATGTTGATCGCAAACAAAATATTTATCCCTTCTTTAGGGGCGCGTTTGGAGGTGCTGTCGATGTCACTGGTGCTGCGGCCCCGTATAATTATTGCAATACTGTGATGATTCATTGGGTTACGAATGCGTTTGCCGGATGGCGTGGTAGTATTCGATATAAGATTTTGTTTGATACAAATCGAATTACGAGTGCTACGAACATGTCATCGCGTGTATATGTTGCACGAGAAGATATAGCGCCTGCTGGAGCTGCTAAGTATTCAAATGTATCCGTCGCACAAGGTTTTTATCTTACCAATGAGGATGCTGCAGCGCAAGTGATTAAGGGAAACACTGATGTGACTGGTGTGAAAGGTATGGTTTTTGCTACTGATGTCATTAACAATGCCATTGAATTTGAAGTGCCTTTTTATTCACCTTTCCGGTTTGCCCCAGGGAAGGATGCAAATTACACTAGTGCAGCAACCTTAACACGTGCACCAAATTGGATCATGTGCGCTCGTTTATATCAGAATGAGCGTACGGCAATGGATTACCATGTTGCAACAGGTGAGGATTTTCAAGTTTATTTCTTTACTGGATTACCTCGCATGTATTATGAAGCGACACCACCTGCACCCTAGTCTTGGCAGACTATAAATAGCCAAAGCGTCTTGGTTGACGTTAAATAATCAGGTATATGTAAAACCTTAATTTACATCTAAATAAAATAAACCTCTGTGGCCGAGGTTGGCGTTGAAAAGCGACCGGACTATCCGCCGAATTAATTTGTACTACCTTAAACAGGTTGCATTATCATTCGGCGGAAGTCGATGATTATGTCCTGTGGAGAATTTCTCCAGGTCCTGATAAGGGAGTCACAAATTTTATAGCGGTAGCCCCGAGACCATCGAAAGATCGTCCCGAACGCATGTCCCAAAAGTACCTTTTGGATGGATATGCGTCCCGGTGGGCCAG